GAGAGAATAATATAATTTTTTGCTACTAAATTTCAAAATCTAAATTCTGAAAAATAATAAAAAAAATTATAAAAAAAATCTTGAAAAATCTTAAAAAGAAAATTCTGAAAAAATTTCAAAAAAAAATTTCTAAAAAAAAATTTTGAAAAATTCTTAAAAGAACTTTCTAAAAAGTTTCTTCAAAAATTCTCGGAAAATTCTCGTCAAAAAAATAATTATATAATGTAAATTCTTTTTAAATAGTGTCAAAATAAAATCCAAAATCCGCCAAGAAAAGATTTTATTTCTGATATCCAAAAGGATAACTTACATTATCACTCTCAAAAATTCTTCCTGCCCATACTTCATTATTTAAAACTTTCTCCAAACAATATTCTCCCTCCTCATTAACTTCCGTGTCTGTGATATGATATAATGTAAATATTTGAGATTCTCCATTTTTAATAATTCCATTTTCATATCTACTAGTTTTACTATCTAACGCATTTTTCTTAATTTGGAATTTTGGTTTGAATGTTTGTGATAACCCCTTTAACATTCTTTTATAACAAGTTTTATTTAATTGTTCTTGTGGAACACCTGCCCCTCTATAGTGTCTATGAATTTTAAGGTCTTTAGTAATATATTCCTCCATATATAATTTTGGAGCTACCCACATACCACAAATAATTTTAGCACCCTCTCCTAAATCATTTTGTACTCCCCCAAGATCATTTTTAAAATTTAAATTTTTTGTATATTTTTGATGTGTGTGTAAACTATCAGTATCCCCATAATAAAATAATTTATCCATATCATAAATACTTCCTAAATCTTCATAGACTTTATACATTAATTCTCTACTATATGCTAAAACAAATGCCCCTTCGTGTGATGGTTTATTAATTTTTCTCTCATAATCCATTTCTTCTCTAGGTTGACTAGATACTATCCATAAACTTTTATTAATTTTTAAAATATCTGTTATAACATTACAAGTTAAAAGTTCATTTAATTGTTCTGAGTTTCTAATTTCTTTTTTATCTTCATAAATAGGTCTTTGAATTTGTTTTCCGTAAAGGGCATTAAGATTTAATTTAGCAGTTTCATAGGCAGGAGTTCCCTTTTTCTCTGCTTGTTTTTTCTTGTAATAATGAGTCATATAGTCGGCATAAATAGGTGCAGATTCTTCCCAATATTTACCTTCAATAATTTCAAACTTATATCCATGTCTTTTTGCTCTTTCAATATCTACGCTAGTATAAACTCCCTCACCATCTAAAATATCCCATTCTAAACCACCACTAAGTTTTCTTCTTGGAATAGGTGGAACTAAACATTTTTTATTAGTAATAAATTTAACTCTATATATACCTAATTTACCTTCTACATATTTATTAGTATTGATATGAAAACCTATAGGATATTCTTCAAGCATAGCTGAAGGATATAAGCTAACAAAATCTACCGCTATTAAATAATCTTCAATATCTTCAAACTTAATATCACCTTTCATTATTTTTTCATATTCTTTACTTTTAAAAAATCTTTTATTAGGATAACATCTACCCCCATAAATAGATTCTCTATAAAAATCATCTTCTTCTTTTGTTGGTAATTCTACAATATGACCACCTAATCTATTAGTTCTCCATATATCATAACTTTTCTGAGAACCAGTCATAAAATCACATAAATTAAGTTGCTCCTCTTCATATAAACTATTATTAAATTTCTCATATAATTCTTTTAATCCCATTACATCACAATATAAATACTCTCTTACTTGTTTTTTTCGTATTTCATCTGTTTCTTCCCAATAAGTTGATAGAGTGTGGTCTATTTCCCCTTTTGCTACACTACAATTATTAGACTTTAAATTTTTAGATAAAGATCCAGTTAAATGCCTATTTAAGTCTATTGTTTCTAACTTTCCCAAGTTGTTAAATTTAGGAATAGTTAGTTTTAAGATAGAACCATTATTAATAGTTATTTCTGTTTCTAAATTTTTTACATCTTTAAGAATTGCTAATTTAGATAAAAAATAATGGTCAAACCTATTTCCGTTATAAGCGTTTAGATATTTAACTTTAGGAAGGTATCTAATATAATCATAAAATTCTTCCATACACTTTACCCCTGTAAATTCTTTATAAATCCACTCTTCTTTTTCAAAACAAAAATAGACAAATCCTACAATATATGCTTCGTGTTGGTGATTTCTATTTTTAGTATGTGTTTCTATATCATAATGTAAAACTAATTTATTTTTATTAAAATGATTCTTTGGTTTTAATTTTTTATTAGGTAGCACTAATCTAGATTTATTTAAGAAAGATTGTATCTTTTTACAATTTTGAACATTATGTTTTTTATAATACTGAGTAGAACATAGAGGACAAGTAGTACAACCATATTTCCCTTCATATAAATAATAATGTTTATCCATTAAAAATAATTTTCTATCATATTCTTCTTCCTCATCTACATCATAGTTTTCATAAGAATTAATTACTAAAATTTTTTTTTCAAATTCTTTTATACATATTCTGATAACATCTTCAGAACTTATCATAGAATCTTTTTCTAATTTATATTTTTCCCTAATTTCATTACAGAGTTTAGGAGTTATTCTTTTTATATTATATTTTTCTTTTAACCAATCTTTAACACACCAAAAGAAACAATTATTAACACCTTTACTATTATAATCTTTAATTTTTACTCCATTTAAAGTAATAGATTTATAATTAGCTTTACTTAATAATGCTCCCCCTACATTATTTGTTTTAAAAACATCAATAGATATGTCTTTAATTACAACATCTGTACTAGAACCTTTAATAATATAATTTTCACTCCAGTTTTCATAAAAAGACAAGAAATCATTAGATAAAGTTTCTAATGTAATTTGAAAACTATGAAAACTCTTTTTAGTTTTTTTATTTTGTAAATTTTTAGGTTTAATTCCTAATGGAAATCTAAAAGTTTCTTTTTTAGTATCCCCTCCAGTAGTGATAGTTTTAATTCCCTCTAATAATAATAAGGTAGGCGATTTTTTTTTATATTTTTTTAAAGCATTATTCACTAATTTTTTAATTTGTTCATTTGTTTTATCTCTTCCATCTTGAGATAAAAAATTAGTAATATTAGTTTTAATACTATAATTGCTACTCTCAATAATTTCATTATATACTTCCTTTATTTCTTGTACTAATTTATTATCTACAATACTAAAACCTAACTTAGAAATATTTTTTTTAAGTTTAGGTGTTTTACTTCTTGTATCAAGTAGTCTAGATGGAATACCAGCAGACAAAGGAAATTTTTTAATAAAGTCTAAATACTTCTTTGTTAATTTTCCTGCTCTAATTGGATTTCCTTTAAACTCCATATTATTTAAAATATTTAATAATTGTTTAGTTTCTTCAATTGGGTTCATTCTTGTAATTAATATAAAGTAGTTTCTTTTTAAGTAGTTTTAAAAACAATTGATTTAAACAAATTATCCTTAACATACTTAATTAATAATGGTAGCATCAAAATTTTATTTAAAATATCACCTTAAAGGAATTGACCGTAATGGAGAACCAATTGATCGTAAATTTAAAACCATAGAAGAATTATTAGATAAAGTAGGAGATAGTTGTGATATATATAATAGAGGTACTGTGTATAAGATTATAAATGGATTATTGAAATCAGACAAATATGAAAATATAAAAATCCTTAAAATTAAAGAAGCGTTGCCTTTTAAATACATTACAAAAAAAATTCTAATTGGCGAGTGAAATGGCCGTGCGCCCTGTGTTGGATGAAATAGATATAATACAACTAGTTAACTCCTGACAATAACAGGTGTATGTTTTACCAGCTGTAAAAGTGGCATCAACGTAAACCTCTGCTACAACGTTGGTCATTTCTCTTAGAGAGAAACCATTAGTCCAGACATCCTTACTCCAAGTCCAAAGACCAGTCTGCACTTTTGCGACATTATTACATACGATTGGGTCAGAAATCTGGTCCGCAAGGAAAGAACTATTTACTGGCCATCCGCTTTCAGATAGTTTCATAAATAACAACTGATCTCCAGTTAAATCACAAATCTCCTGTCCGGCAGCTGTTAACCTAACACGGTTAATGGCGAATAGTTGGTTTCTTCCTGCTACTTCAAGACCACCGATGGGGCCTCTCACCATAAAGTAAAAATCCTCTACTACGTCTACATTCTTTAGCTCCATCGTGAATTTATGTGAAGTAGAATTAGCAGTAGGAGTATAAGACACAGGGTTTTCTCTATAATTTCTGGAACTTAAAATATTTAGCATTTCATCTTCGTAATTTGATGCTAACAACTGAGCGGTGTCTGCTTCATCATATAATTTATAACGGAGCATTACATTAGAAGTAATAGTAGTATTAACGTTGGTAATATCAGCTGCGTTTTGAGTACTTTGATCATAATCTCCTATAGTTTTGTAAACTACTCTTAACTGGCAGGGCTCTTGGAAAGCCAAGTTAGGACAGGACCGCTTTTGTTGGAAGAATGGAAATACAATTGGGATAGAAACCTTAACAGGTGCTGCTGAATTTCCAGTAGGAGGTATAGTAGCTGACTCTTTAAGAAAATTAGCGATACTGGAATATTCATCAGTACTTAAATTTTTTAATTGGGCTATAATATCCTCAGCATAAAGGGTACATAGGACTCTACTAGATGAAAGGAACTCCACCCTTGAGAGGACGTTAAACACATCTCCTGCTGGTATTTTTATAGTAGCACCATTAGCCTGAGTATAAGAAGAAACGACTTTATTATAAGATAAAATAATATTTTGTAGAATTCCATATTTAGGTAAAGCAAAAGTTTCGCTCATACCATCAGTAGCAGAACCACTCTCAGCAGTTAAAGTATACCAAGAGGTGGCTGATGGGGCGTACACAGTAGGGGTGCTGTATATAGATGTGATCACCTTAGATTCTGATTGGTTCAGTGTTTGGAGCAAGGAACTATTAGATTGTGCACTTAATATGACGTTGGACATGTTTATATTATCTTCTTAGAAAAAAATTTTACAGAAAAAAAACGTAATTTCCTTAGAAATCTAGTTTAGTTAATCGTACCTCAATAGGCATAGTCTCCCCTGCACTTTGATTTGGATACAAGACAAAGACTGGCTGACTCTGTACAGGTGTATTTAAGTGATTGATTTCTATTGTAGGCCTTGCTTGATTAGTGGGTTTCTTTCTATAATTAAATGCTGGTTCGGTTATATCTATATCTGGGGCTGTTTGTATAGATAAGTGTAAAATATAATCAAACATTAAATCACAAGCACTAAAATTACCAGAACTACTATCCGCAGTTTGAGTTATAGTACATTTATAATATCCTTCTAATAAAACATTATACAAACTAACGCTAGTATTATCATTCACCTTAGTCCAAGTATCACTTTGACAATTAAAAGCCATATTAGTAAAATTGGTAGTATCTGGTGTTGCTGCTATTGTAAGCGTTCTAGTTAATTTATATTGAATTGGTCTAAATGAATATGCTCCAAAATTTAAAGGTATACTAGTACCTAAATCTACACTTGTTTTTTTAACAGTTAATAAACCTGCCCCTATATTATCCTTAAACCTAACCTCACTACTAGCGTCTTTAGCGTTAATCTGTAATACTTGGTCTAGTGCTCCGCCTATATCCTGTTTAAATTGAAATCTATTAGTCCCTGTTCCAAATATAACTTGACTAGCCTGAACCTGTCCTCCGTTAAGCACAGTATCAGGGATTAATTTTATATTAGGATTATGTCCTAGTGTAGGGTCATATTCACTACTCGTTATATAAAGTTCTACAGGTTTCCCTACAACTTGCTGTTGAGTTGCGTGTATTTGTAATATATTATCAGCTGGAGTGTTGCTTTCTAGTTCTTGTTTAATATCCCAACCATTTGTCCCACTAGTGCGTGTATTAAATATTCTAGCTTTACAACTATTGTTACCCCCATTATCACATGTAATATTACCACAAGTAATTTGTGTATCTATATTAGCGGAATTACTGCTTACATTTCCAACACTAGTAATATTACCTGAAACATTATCAAGTGTAATATTATTAGTATAAGTAGGAGTTGGTTGATTGTCACTAGTTCCTAAATATTGTACATCTAAAAAATGATTTTCACCAGTAAATTCATTAGCTTCTTGTTTGACTGCTAAATTCCTATATCTATAATATGCCGTATTTGTAATTTGTCCTTGATTATTCGTAACTTTAAAAATATCTTGTCCATCAAAATAGTAGTTATTAGCACTTACAATATCAGCACCGTTATTAGTTTGAATAGTGCCTGTAGAGGATAATCCACCTAGACCTGTGGACATAGATTTCTCTGCCGTAATAATTCCTTTTGCTCCACCTCCTTGAACATCATTCACATATAAATTACCTATAAATTCAACATCACCCACTGGAGGTACACCACCACCATTACTAGGAACAATACCATTAATTTTAACTGGTTCTCCATCAAAAGATACAATATCACATGCTTGATCAGAATTAGCACCCAAAACTAATGTATTTTGCCCTAATGTGAATCTGGTACTCATTTTAATTAATATAAATATTTTAATTTAATTGTTTTTTGTGGAACTCTAAATGGATTATTTATATTCATTCTCATAGCGGTAGTTCTTTGATTGTTTAATCTTGCTTTAGGTAAACTTAATCTATTTGCTTTTTTCCTTTGTTTTTCTGATTTTCCTTCTTCTCCAATTTCAGGATCATTTTCACTAGGCATATATCTATATACCGCCTCACGTGTAGCCGCTAAGCCACCATCAACACTTCGTTTAACGGCAAAATCTCCAAAGTCTTTAGTATCTCTTTCCCTTCCTTCTGCTTCTCTACTACCAACATCAATTACCACGTCTTGTGGTCTTAGACTAGCAAAAGTTTGTTCTTGTAATATCTTTTTCATTTGCTCTCTAATGTATTCATCGGCATTAACAATAATTCCTATTTTTTTTCCTTCTTCTTTTTTTTTTGCTCCTAATTTTCCTACTATTCTATTGTGTAGTTCTCTTAATTGATCAATATTAGATTTATCTACGTTCTTAAAAAATTCCTGTTCTCTTTTTAATTGACTCTTAAAATTTTTGAAAAAATAATTTATATCAGATAATAAATCTTTTATATCTTTACCTCTTGTACCTAGTCGCATTGGTGGGATAAAATCGCTTTTACTTGGTAATACATCAATGTCAACTGGTCCAGTTTCTCTTTTTGGTTGTTTAACTTCCATCTTTACATTCTCTTGAGAAATTCCTAATAGGTCTTCTTCTTGTTTAGTTGTCATTCCACTCATTGGTCTTTGTGATTTTGCTTCTTCTTGTGCTTTCTTTTCTTGGGTCATAGATTCTTTAGCTGTGGGCATTTCATCAGGTGAAAAAGTAGGTGATTCCATTTTTTTTGCTAATTTTAATTGTTCTATTGCTTCTTTTTCTGATACTCCTAATTCTTCCATCATCTCTTGCACTTCTTTTTTTGCTAATTTTAATTGTTCTATTGCTTCTTTTTTTGATACTCCTAATTCTTCCATCATATCTTGCACTTCTTTATCAGTAAAAGCTTTAGTTTTTCCTGTGGTTGCTGAAGGTTGTTTACTAGGAAGCACACCTACCCCTGCTAATTCTAACTCCTCATCTACTTTAGATTTTTTTTCTTTTTTAGGTTCTTTACTTGCTTCTAATACAGAGGGTTTAGTTTCTTCTTTCTCCTCTTCTTCTTCTACTTTTTCCTTAACTTCTTCTTTAACAACTTCTTTTTTTAAATCTTTAAATCCTTGACCTTCACTAATAGAAATATCTGATTTTTTTGATCCTAATACTGAACCTAGTTTATTAGCATTAGTTATAAATTCTCCATCATTGGAAGAAATTATAAACTTATCTATAGCGTCAGCAGTTCTTTTATTTTTGTTATTGCTAGTACTACCATAATTTAAAACCTCTAAAAACGTTTTATCTTCAAATTTATATTTTTTTTTAAATTCAAGAAGGAACTCAAAAGCATCTTTAAAATTTCCTTCTTCTATTGTATTAAGTAAAAAACCATCTTTAATAAATTCCTCCATAAAATTTTTTCTTAGTGTTGGGAATTTTGGTTGTGTACCTGGACTTCTTGTTTTTCTTAAGCGTGCTTTTACCACAGGTGATTTTGGTTGTTCGTCCTCCATTTAAAATAAACAAACATTTTTATTTGAGTTTAAAATTGTTTTTAAAACTTGGATAATTAGGATTTCCTTGAATTCTATTATTGTTTTTAATATTTAATTTAATCGTTTTATTTTTTAAAGGTTTTCTATCAATATTTCCTTCACTAACCATACCCCCCCGTCTTAATCCTTCTCGGTCAGTCAAAGGAGCGATATCCTCACCTATTACCATTCTACTAAGATTGATATCATTTAATTTTCTTTTACCTGATGGTTGATACTTAGCAAAATATAACATTTCTTCATACATTTCAGGGGTGATTACAGATTCCTTTAATCTTTTCTCTACTGCTTTTGGTAGTTTCATTATTTCAACTTTTGGGTTTTTATACCCTCCTACTGATGCTCTCTTATTATTATTCACTATAGTTTTTTCAGATATTCTAGCCATTTATTTATATTATTAGAAAAAATTTTAGTAGGTTTTATAATCGTACAAACTAGCAAACTGAAAGTAAATATCTATACTAGTTAATTCACCTGCTCCAGTTCCAAAAACTACTGGTTGTTTATCAAAATTACGAACTGATACTGTAAACCCTTGATTAATATCTTCTGATTCAAATTCCATATCAAAATAAATATTATTAATTGGTTTGTATTCATCTAATCCTATTAATATATCGTTTGCTCCTAAGTTATTTTTAATAGGTTTGGTTGTAGTAGAATCTATGGAAGTACCACTACTGATTTCAAATCCACTAAAATGGGAGGGGGTTACCACGATACCCCCCTTCAAATTTGTTGAAGTTCCGCCACTCGCTAAAGGAATCATTCTAACAACAGCCCTTCTAAAAATAAAACTTTGTGCATGTATAGTATTAGGAATATTTATAGATTGTTCTTTTTCTGTAATTCTATAGTGTAGGATAGCCATTTATATTAAAGTAAGAAAAAAACTTTTCAAAAGTTTTACATCAAAATAAAGGGGTGGAAGGGGATTAATCCCTTATTCAAATTAAAGAATCTGGAGGCATATCTATTGCCCCCTTGAACCAATTTCTAGGGGCTCTTCCTTGAGGATTGCTATATCCTAAATTTCCCATTTTACTTTTGTTTAAAGATGCTATGAAAGAATTAAATTTTTGTAAAGTTTTCATTTCTTCACTGGTTTTCTGTTCAGGTGTAATAGGTAATTTATAATTAGCACTAGCTGCTAGTTGTTTTGCTCGTTTTGTTACAGTTAATCTTTTTGGTTGTCCATCGTCTTGAGGAGCAACATTTCCTTTATTTTTAAATCCTCCATCTTCTAATTTTGAATTAGGTAAAGGAGGGATTTTAGAAAGGCCACCCTTATTAAAAAAAGATTTACGACTAAGACCAGTCTTTAAAAGTGCCTCTACATTTCTAGTATTTTCGTACATAGGATATACATTTTTAGTTCTAGGATATAAAATGTCCTTACTTTTGTATTGTCGTAGTCCGTTCATTTCGTTATAAAGAATTCCGCTTCTATCGTTGTAGCCTCTAACCTTTGAGTTTGACATTATATAAATATCTAAGATAAAAAATAAATGATGAATTTTACTGATTTACAAGAAATGAAGGAAAATGGAATATCTCCTAATGTATTTATATACGAACCTAAGGAAAGTTTAACAACTTGGGGAATATTCCTTAGTAGTATTATATTAAGTTCAACTGCTTTAATTACTGGTATAATGGCTCAGATACAGAAAAGCAAATGTACACAAATTAAATGTGGTTCTTCTAGTTGTATTAGGGACGTAGTTTAAAAAGATTTTCTAAATATTTAATAATGGTTGCTGCTAGTTATTATGAAAATTTAGAAAGAGAACAGAGAGAAAGAGAACAGGCTGAACAAGAAGCAAGAGAAAGAAATAGAACCGCTGGTAATTGGATAAAAGGGATATTAGGTTTAGCTACTTTTAATGAAGGAGTGTGGCGTGGTGCTACTAGTGGTTCTACAGATAAATTTTTACAGATGAGTGCCGACGCTGACCCTGTTCAAATAGCATTAGGTGTTGCTACTATGGTTGCTTTTAGTTATGCTGGGGGATTAGGTACTAAACTAGGAACAAAAAATCCTAAAGGAGGTAAATTATTAAATTATAATCAAGTTGTAGAAAATGCTAAAAGTAAAGGTTATACAATAGACCCTAAATTAAAATCACAAGTTGAAACTGAAATTAATAGAGTTAACAACATGACTGAAAGAGAGCAATTAGAAGGTTTACAAAAAATTAGAACAGATACTATTGAACAGGCTACAAAATTATTAAGATCAGCAAGTGAATCAGAAAAACCTAAATTAGAACAAACTATAAGAGAATCTACAGCAAAACTACAAGAAGGAGGTCAACAGATACAACTTTATGATTTAAATAAGGCAGACCCTTATAAACAATATAAATTAGAAAATGGAAAAATAGTTGAAGACTTACAAGCATCTGTAGAAAATCTTAATAAATTAGACCCTGATATTCAGTTTAAAGTAGAAAATAATGCAATAGTTAGAGATAGAAAACAAGCAGACCCAGAAGTAATTAAAAGAAATGAAGCAATAACCGAAGAGAATCTTAGAATAGCAGAGGAAAGCATTAGACAAATGAATGAAAGAATAAGAAAGGCAAATGAAGAGGCAAAGGCAGAAGATAAAAAAATAGATGAAGACCCTGATTTTGATGAGAAAGGAGAACCTGACGGAGATCAAGTAATTGAAACTAAAGAACCATTAGATAAATCAGATGAACCTAATTTTGGAGATGAGGTGGCAGAAGGTAAAGAGGCAGAGGCAGGGGATAAAGAAACTGACTTAGCAGGTAAGGCGGCTGGTGCTGGTGGAGCGGCTATAATAACTACAGAGGTAGTAGAAAAATTAACCAGAGGTGGAGACGATGAAACACGAAGAAGAAGAAACTTTGAATTAGATGATGAATCAGGATTTACAAAAGAACCAGTAAAGGAGGGAGAGGAAGGAACACAAAGCACACAAGCACCAACACCAGCACCAGCACCAGCACAAGCGACTATTTCATATGTAAATCATAAAGAAAAAAGAACACAAAACACAGAGAATATAGATGAATTATTTAGTATTACAATTAAAATGTGTACTGATGTTTATGATAATAGAATAGGAGAGGAAAGAAACTATTTTTATAATGCTAAATTTAAAGTTCCTTTTTTAATATTTATTAGTCAAAAAATTTTATATCTTGCTTTCCGTGGTACTAAAGGCGTATCTAATGTATTAACAGATTTAAAAAGTGCTTATAGAAGAACTACACAAACATCAAACACTAGTAATTTTTTATATAACCACCATCCCTTTAAAGATATTCTAGATCCTGTAGCAAGTAATATAGAATTTCATTTAGGAGTTATATTAGCATTAAAAGAAAGTTATCAAGAAATTATCAAAAAATTAGAACAAGCGGATCACCTTGTTAATAGTATAGTAGTAACTGGACATAGTTTAGGAGGTGCTATGGCTCAGTTATTTACTTATGTCTACAATAATAGTAATAAAAATAAATTTAATAGAAACCCTATCAAACATTTAGTAACTTATGGACAACCTAGAATTTTAGTAGATAAACCTGAATATGTTAATCTTTTTGAAAATTCTGTAGATAATTATCATAGAGTTTGGAACACAAAAGATCCAATTGCTTATGTCCCTTTTAAAAAGAAAGTTACACTTGATAAAATGTTAGATGATAGTAATATATTTAGTGGTTGGACACATGTTGGAGATAGTTTTAATTTAGCAGGAAATATTGTTAATAATGATGTAGACCTATTACTATATGAAATATTAAAGGGTAATAAAGAAAAAATAGAAATGCTTTTAGAAAAGAAAGACCTATTAACTAATAGTAAGTTGTTAAAATTTATGTTAAGTGATAAATACCTTAGTCTTCAATTATATACTTTTTATAAATGCTTAGAAGAAGTAGAAGTAAAAGAAGAAATAACACAAGAACAATTAACTTTTTTAACTATGGAATTACAAAAAGATACCAGTAAATTATTAAATTATGCTGAAAAATGCGACCTAGTTAAACCTTGGGGTATTGCTGATATATTAAAAATGAATCCTATTGGAGATGATTTAGATGAAGAAAACTTTTCTTTACAATGTCTTTCAGGTGTTAGCATATCTAGTTGTAAGACTAGTAATGAAGCACACAAATTAGAATATTATCATTCCTTATTAGATGAATTAATAGCAAGACAAATTAACGATAAAAAACCTATATTTGAAGTAATTGATAGGGTTGATTTTTATGAAAGGAAAACTAATTTATTTGATGGAGTTATAGGAATGACTGAGGGTGATTTTAATAATGGTGATGTTGTTATATTTTAAATTTCTCCCAAATATCTTTATCTATTTTTCTTGCTGGTCCATTCATAATAACTGATGCTAGTCTAGCATATGCCCAACTAAAAGGATTTTGATTTGGTCTAGAACCTGAAGTAAAATAAGCAGCTTTTCCTTTGTCTAATATTAGTTTTTTGCCTTCTGGTTTGATAATCCTATTGACTTTTGGGTCGGTAATTTTGAAACCGTATTTATCTTCAAATTGTTTAACATATGAAGACCTCCTTGACTTGGCGGACTCCAGTTTGGGTCTAATAGTTTGTTCTTTAATGGATCTAATTTGTTTCTTTTTATCAGAAGGCGATAAATAGTTCGGTACATATTTTTTATTCATATATTATATTTATATATTATAATGGAAGTTAATGATATACAATATTTTAATACTAAGGACTTTGTTAATAGTCATTTTTCTATAGTCTGTGCTAAGAGGCGTGGGGGTAAGTCTACAATTATAGGAGATTTTATAAATAAGCAATTTGAAAATGGTGATTTAGATGTGGCTATTTTATTTACAGGAACTAATGCGGATTTTCCTATGATTAAGAAACCTTTTAGATTTACTGCCAATGAAATAGATAAATTAGATGATATAGTAGATAACTATAGCGTAATGAATGAATTTAATAAAATTGCTGACCCTCCTAATAGATTTAAATTAAAAACAATTGTTATACTAGATGATCTTGCCCTTCAATATAAGTCTAAAGAGTTTGCTGAAAAGTTATCTAATTTATCAGTTAGGGGGAGGCATTATTCCTACAAGCCACTTAGTCTTTCTTTTTTTATTATCACACAGAAAATCTGTTGCCTCCCTACTGTCTGTCGGTGTAATGCGGACTATATCATCTTCAATAATATCTCGTCTATGACTGAATTAGATACCGTGATGAATGAGAATTTTTTTTTAATGGATAGTAGTAGAGAAGGAAAAAAGAAAGCAAGAAATTTATATAATGGTTTAGTAACAAGTGAACCTTATTTGTTTGTTGTATGTGAAAATCATAAGAGTAATATAAGAGAGTATAAGGATTACATAAAAAAATATGTCGTTAAAGTATGAATTGGAATTTAGAAAAAATATATTATAATTATTTAATGGGTGCTTATAATAGTCGTTATGAATTAGAAGATTGGAATACACCTAGAATCGGTTATAGTTTACACCATAGAACAAGTGATTGGGATTTTGAAGATAAACCTAAAAATTTTGATTATTGGTTTAGTAAAGAAAGACTAACTTATATATCAAGAAAACATTATAAAAATGATTATGTAAATGGTTATCTATGGGGGAGATATCAAATAAAAAATTCTTTAGATACTATATATGAAACCGAGACCGAAAATATACAAACAGACACCAGCGATACAAGAAATAACAAAGAATCTCAAACCGACTACTCCTCCTCCGAATACGAAGAAGAAGAAAGAAGCTTTTAATATTAAAGAATATATTGAAAAATTGAAGGAAAAATTTAAATGTAAATGTACTGTAAACTTTGACTAAGGGATTAATCCCTTTAAAACCCTTTAATAGGAGAGGTGTAAGGAGAACCTAGGTTCTCTAGTCACTATCATAATAAGATGTTGCTTCTCCCTCTTCGTCATCAGGAATTTTAAAAGAGATTGTTTTTAGTTCTTTTATAATTTCCTTATATTCTTCTATCACATTGAGTAATTTTAAATTTTCTTGTCTAAGATTTATTATTTCTTTTTCTAAATTAGTAATTTCTATCATTAGTTTAGATATGAGAAAATATTTGACTATATTTATCAATGAATGTAAAATTAATATGGATAACACCTGATAGTGAAAAATTAATAACTTATTGTGCTAGGGTTTCAAATCCTAAAAATCAAGATAATAAAAATATAGAAGGATTAATTAAATATTGTTTTAATCATAAACATTTTAGTATTTTTGAAATGGCCTCTATGTGTATTGAAATAGAAACAACTAGAGCAATATCAGCACAAATAATAAGACATAGAAGTTTTAGTTTTCAAGAGTTTAGTCAAAGATATGCACAAGTAGAACAAGATTTAGAAATACCTGAACTTAGAAGACAAGACCTTAAAAATAGGCAAAATTCTATAAGCGATCTAGATGATGATTTAGTTGAGGAGTTACAAAATGATATTATAGAACATTTTAAAAAAACTAAAGATCTTTATCAAAAATTATTAAATAAGTCTGTTGCTAAAGAATGTGCTAGAATGGTATTACCTATGAGTAGTCCTACTAGACTATATATGAATGGAACTCTTAGAAGTTGGATACATTACATTCAACTAAGAACAGGTCATGGAACTCAAAAAGAACATATGCTTATAGCAAATCAAATAAAAGAAATATTAATTAAAGAGTGTCCAATTATTGGAAAATTAATCTAATGTAAATATAATGGAATTATATAGACCTTTCAAGAGTAATGCTAAAAATAAAAAGTATAGTGTTTATGTTTTGAAAGATGGTAAAAAAAGATTAATTCATTTTGGAGATACAAGATACCAGCATTTTAAAGATAAATTAGGGATGTATTCTAATTTAGATCATAATGATAAAAAAAGGAGGTCTAATTATCTTTCTAGACACGGAAAGAAAACTGATAAGAATACTGCTGGGTATTGGGCAGAAAAGATATTATGGTAGAGTGAAACCACCTAGTCCTTCGGTAGAGTTCTTTAGAACCACCTAGTCCTTCGGTAGAGTACATAAGATATTTAAATAATAACAAACAATAGACTTATTTGTATTTATGTTGATAAATTCTGTATTGTTAATATATTTTATATTATAAATATTTCCTAATCTAGATGTAGTTAAAATGATTAATAAAAATAGTATTAATAATCTCATATAAATATATTTTAAAAATTTTCTGATAAATCAAAATCATTTTTATTAACATCAGCTTTTATATATTCACCTACACGAACTTCAAAGAAATTAGATTTAGGTCTTAGTGATATTAGTTCCATAAAGTCAAAAGGATTAGTAACATTATATATTTTATTATATCCTAATTGAATACATAGGCGGTCTGCTACAAATTTAATATATTGTTGCATTAAATCACTATTCATTCCAATTAATCTACAAGGTAAAGATTTAGTAATAAATTCTATTTCAATATCAACAGCTTCTTTTATAATATTATTAAAATCTTCAATAGATAATTTTTTATTAAGTTTAGAATATAGTAAACAAGCAAAGTCTGTATGAAGTCCTTCATCTCTACTAATTAATTCATTAGAAAAGGTTAGACCTGACATAAGTCCCCTTTTCTTTAACCAATAGATAGCACAGAAACTTCCACTAAAAAATATACCTTCAATTATAGCAAATGCTACTAGTCGTTTAGCAAAAGTAGAATTATCTTCAATCCATTTTAATGCCCAGTCTGATTTTAGTTTAACTATTGGATTGTTATCTATTGAATTAAATAGATTAAGTTTTTCTTCTGTATCATTTATATAAGTATCTATTAATAAAGAATATGTTTCACTGTGTATATTTTCATTAAAGATTTGATAACTATAAAAAGACCTTGCTTCAGATATTTGTACTTCATTCATAAATCGTTCTGCTAAATTTTCCATTACAATACCATCACTACTAGCAAAGAATGCTAATATATTTTTAATAAAAAATTTTTCATTTTCTGTTAATTTTTCCCAGTCATTTTTGTCCTTTGATAAATCTATTTCTTCTGTAGTCCAAAAGGTAGTTAATGCATTTTTATATAGTTTCCATATATCTTTATAATGAATAGGAAAAATAACTAATCTATTATTTGATTTATTCAATATTTCTTCTTTCATTAAAAATATAAAAGAGATTTTTTATGCCGAACAAACTTGACAAGTAAATTGTTGTGCTTGGACTTTAGGTTGAGATCTAACATAATAGCAACCTGTTTTTAATCCATTTTTCCAACCATAAAATAAAGCACTTGTTAAATTTTTTATATTAGGTTCTTTAAAAAATAAATTCATAGATTGACTTTGACAGATATATGGTGATCTATCTATTGATAATTGTATTAAACTTTTTTGTGATATTTCCCAAACTGTCTTATATCTTTTTTTAATATCTGTTGGTAAATCTAAATGTTGTATACTTCCGTTTTTTGTAATAATACTATCTTTTAAATTTTTATCCCAAAGATTTAGTTCTATTAATTCTTTCACTAAATATTTATTTACTACAGTAAAATCACCTGCTAATGTTCTTCTAGAATAAATATTGCTTGTATATGGTTCAAAGCATTCATTAAACCCTAGGATTTGACTAGTAGTAGCTGTAGGCATCAAAGCAGTAAATAAACTATTTCTAGTTCCATATTTAATAACATCTTTTCTCAGTTTGTTGTATTTATAACTACTTTCTTTATTTCTCATTTCAAATTGAAAAATACCTTTAGATAATGGAGAACCTTTGAAACTAGGATAATGTCCTTCTAGTTTTGCTAAATCACAAGAAGCTAAAACAGCATAATAATAGATAGTATCAAAAATAGCAATATTTAAATCTTTTGCTTCTTGACTTTCAAAATCTATTTTTAAAATAGAAAATACATCTGCTAAACCTTGTACACCAATCCCTATAGGTCTATGTGTCTGATTAGATAATTTTGATTCTTCAACTGGATAATAATTTAAATCAATAACTTTATTTAAATTTTTAACTACAGTTTTTACAACTTGACCTAATTTTTCAAAATTAAAAAAATTATGTTCCACGAATTTAGGTAAACCTAAAGACGCTAATGTACAACAAGCATACTCTTTATCATCTGAATATTCCGTAATCTCGGCACAAAGATTAGAACTTTTTATTATACCTAGATTAGATTGATTATTAAATTTATTAATTGTATCTTTGTATAAAATATAAGGTGTACCTGTTTCTATTTGACTACTTATAATTCTTGCCCATATCTCCCTTGCTGGTAATTTTTTTATTGCTAAATTTTTACTTTCATATTCTATATATTTACATTCATAATCTAGACCCCACAAATTAGATAAATCAGGACATATATTAGGATCAAAAAAAGACCATTCTAAATCGGCATCTACTCTTTCCATAAATAAATCTGAAATAAATAGAGCAGTAAATAAATCTCTACATCTATCATTTTCGTATCCGTTGTTTTTTCTTACTTCAAGAAAATCCAATAGGTCAGGGTGATGTGGTTCTAAGTAAACTGCTATAGAACCATTTCTTTTACCACCTTGATTAACATACTTAGCAGTTTCATTATATACCCTAAGCATAGGTATTATACCATTTGATTTACCATTAGTTCCTTTTATTTTTGAATTTTTACATCTAATATCAGATATATGTATTCCAATACCTCCTGCCCATTTTGAAATCTTTGCACAGTCGGTAATATTTTTATATATTCCGTTCATAGAATCATTAGTGCCTAATAAAAAACAACTTAGCAACTGTGGATTATTTGTACCGCTATTAAATAAAGTTGGTGTTCCGTGTATAAAATATTTTTGTGACATGAAATTATAACTTTCAAACGCATCATCTAAATTAGTTAGATGTAACCCTAAGGATACTCTCATAAATAAATATTGAATTCTTTCAACTACTTTATCATCTATCCTAAATAGATAGTTTTTTTCTAAAGTCTTAAATCCGAAATAATCAAAATCATAATCCCTTTTATGATTTATTTTTTTATTAATTAAGGTTTCATTTCTTACCACTACATTAAATAAATCTTTAGATATTAAATTTCTATCATTTAATTTTTGAATACATTCTGAAAAAGTTTTTGGAGTTTGTTTATGATTATTACTAATGATAATTCTCTTTGCAAGTTCACCATAATCAGGATTTTCAGATGATAAATGAATTGATGTTTCACCTATCAATTCATCTAACTCTGTGGTCTTAATGTTATCATACATCTCAGAAATTACTTTTTTGGCTATTTTGGTGTGGTTGATATCAATATCCTTACAAATTGATTTTATCCTTTTTGTAATTTTATCAAAGCTTACCGTTTCAATTTCATTATTTCTTTTTATGACATTCATTATTATTTTGGGATTTTTTTTTGACGAGAATTTTCCGAGAATTTTTGAAGAAACTTTTTAGAAAGTTCTTTTAAGAATTTTTCAAAATTTTTTTTTAGAAATTTTTTTTTGAAATTTTTTTAGAATTTTC